GATCCCCGGCCCGTTCCGCGTCGGCCTGGTTGGTATGGTGCCGGCATGAACGCGCCCGTTCCGGCCAGGCTCAAGCTTTTGCGCGGCAATCCAGGGCATCAACGGGTCAAGGTCGAGCTTGAACCGATCGCGCTCGCGAGCATCCCCGATCCGCCCGACTATCTCCTCGACGACGCCGTGACCGAGTGGCGCCGCGTCGCGCCCGAGCTCTATCGGCTCGGGCTCTTGACGCTCGTCGACGTCAATACGCTTGCCGCCTATTGCTCCGCTTACGCGCGTTGGCTCATCGCCGAGCGGTCGATCAAGGCAATGGCCGAGCACGATCACAAGTTTTCCGGCCTGGCCGCGCGCAACGACAACGGCCATATCATCGCTAACCCGATCGTCGGCGTTGCCGCGCGGGCGTCTTGCGAAATGGTGAAATACGCGATGCAACTCGGCATGACGCCGCTTGCGCGCACGCGGCTCGCCGCCGGGCCGGCGAAAAAGGCCGGCAAGTTTGACGGGCTCGTCGCAAGCTAGACCATGCTCGCCAAGGTTTCGCGTACCGCGGCCGGCAAGGAGCGCGCCCGCAAGGTTATCGCGTTCATTGAAAAATTGACGGTCCCGAGCGGCAACGGCCAGGGCAAGCCGTTCAAGCTGCAAGCCTGGCAAAAGAAATTTATCCGCGACATTTACGAGCCGAGCTTGCCGGACGGGCGCCGCGTGGTACGGCGCGCGATCCTGTCAATGGCGCGCAAGAACGGCAAGACGGCGTTGATCGCGTGCATCGCGCTCGCGCATTTGGTCGGACCGGAAAGAATCCCTAACGGCGAGATATATTCGGCCGCCAACGATCGCGACCAGGCGAGCATCATTTTTAAGTTTGCCAAGCAAATCGTCGAGGCCGAGCCCGAGCTCTTGCTTGCGGTTGATATCGTGCCTTCGACAAAAACCATGATCGGGCGCTCGACCGGCTCGATCTATCGCGCGGTTAGTTCCGAGGCCGGCACAAAGCACGGCTTTTTGCCGAGCCTGGTTATCTATGACGAGCTCGCGCAAGCCAAAAACCGCGACCTCTACGACGTCCTCGATACCTCGTTCGGCGCCTGTCACGAGCCGCTATTTATTACGCTGTCGACGCAATCCAACGATCCCGAGCATATCTTGAGCCAATTGATCGACGATGGCATGAGCGGCGTCGACCCGACTATCGTTTGCCAATTGCACGCCGCGGACGAAAACTGCGAGCTCGGCGATCGGCGGCAATGGAAAAAGGCTAATCCGGCGCTCGGGCTGTTCCGCGATCGCGACGACCTGGCCGCCGCGGTGCTCAAGGCGAGCCGGATGCCGGCCGAGGAGCCCAAGGTTCGCAACCTTTTGCTCAATCAACGAGTTTCCCCGGCCTCGATCCTGATAAGCCGGGCGGAATGGATGGCTTGCGCCGGCACGGCAAAATTCACGCCAGGGGAGACGGTTTACCTTGCGCTCGATCTATCCAATACGCTCGACCTGTCGGCTTTGCTCATGGGCTCGGCGGACGACGTTGCGCGTGTTCAACCGTTTTTCTGGAAACCGGCCGAGCCGCTCGCCGAGCAATCATTCCGAGATTTCGGCTCGGGCAACCTCCGCTATGTCCAATGGGCCGACGCGGGCCACATCGCAACTACGGCGGGCAAATCGATCGACAAGGAAGCGATCGCCAAAACGATCGCCGAATTAACCGGGCGCTATAACGTCGCCGCGCTCGCGTACGATCGTTGGCGGATCGAGGATTTGTTGCGCGAGTTTGATCGGATCGGTTTCAAAGCCTACAAGGCCGCCGGCGAGGACGAGCCCGGCAAGCCGACCAAGGAATTGCCGCGCGACGGCTTGCGCCTGGTCCCCTGGGGTCAAGGCTTCAAGGACATGGCGCCGGCGATTGACGCGCTCGAGTCGGCGGTCGTCGACCGCAAGCTTATCCATCCAAACAATCCTTGTCTTAACTGGAATATGGCGAACGCGATCGCGGTCATGGACCCGGCCGGCGGCCGCAAGCTCGACAAGGACAAATCCCGCTTTCGGATCGACGGCGCCGTCGCGCTTGCAATGCTCATGGGCTTGCGCGCGCGCGATCGGCTCCGAAAGGTCGTTGATTTTGCCACGCTCATCGGTTGAGCCAAACAAGGAGTCTCTATGAAATACCTTGCTGCAATCCTCGCCGCCGCCGTTTTGCTGGTTGTCCACCCGGCGCGCGCCGACACGGTCAACAATCTCACGATCGGCGCATTGCCAAACCCGGTCCCGCAATCGTTGAGCAATCCTTGTATTATTTGCGGCACGACGGCACCGGGACAACCGGCGAATTTCGGTTACAACAATTTTTCCAATACCGGCAGCGATACGAGCTTTAACACGTTCTCGACCGACATTCTCGGTGGCGGCCCGCTGCTCGGCAATTTGGAAGCCAACGCCTTGCCGTATAGCGGCGCGCTCCTCGACGCTTTCTTGCAAGGCGCCGGCGACGTCTCGCTCAAATTCGGCGTCGCGATCGACGTCAATACCGCGCATAACGGCGAGACGCTTGAGCAATTTCAATTGATCGACCTGTCATTGCCGGCCGGTCAACGGGTGATATTCGATATCGACGGCCCGATCGCGTTGCCCGATATCAACAACGGCAACGGCAAAGGCGACTATCTGATCACCGGCTTTGACCTTTCCAACGTGAGCGCCGGCGACCTCTTGCTATTTCATGCGTCATGGTCGGGCGCGTCCGACGGCGCGGAAAGTTTCTACATCGTGCCGTTGCTTGCCGCCGCCGAGACGCCGATCCCTGGCGCCGCCTGGTTGTTTGCATCCGGCCTCGCCGGCTTTGGCTTGTTCATGCGCCGGCGCCGGCAACCGATAGCGGGCCGAGCCTGACTCGCTATCCCGCGCGTCGCGGGGCCCGTTCCCCCTACCCACTCAAGGAACGCCACAACCCGCGGCGCGCGGGTCAATTCCTGACAAACACGGAGTCCAGCTATGACACTACAAATTATCGACGGCCCGACCATCGCGCGCGGGGAATCGCTTTCCGACGGCGTCGATTGCTCGGCCGGCGAGATTGTGCGGATCACCGTGCCGCAAGAGTTCACCGAGGCAAATCTGACGTTCCAGGTGTCGACCGACGGCAATTTTTACAACGATCTATTCGACGACCGCGGCGACGAGGTCATGATTACGGCGACGCCCAATAGCGGCATCGTGATCGGCGGCCTTTGGGTGCGCTCGGTTGCTTACATAAAATTCCGCTCGGGCTCGCGCGACAACCCGGTCGAGCAACGCGAGGATTGCAAATTCGCCATTGCGATCGAAACGCCGGCCGGCGCCGCGGCCGCGTCGAGCTCGCGCCGGGAATGATGCCGGTCAATTGGTCGGGCCTTTTGATCCTGGCCGCGTTGGTCGCGTTTGCGGTTGGCGTCGGCGTCTATTTCGCCGGTTATGGGAATTGTTGCTAGTGGAGCGAAACAATCATGCCCGAAATCGACCAGCCGGATGACGACGAAAATTATATGGATTTCATGGACCGTTGTACCGACGACAACGACGAGGATGCTTGTCAAACCGCTTGGGACGACGCGCAAGACGAAAAGAGCGGCGCGCGCATAGTCCACAAGACTCACGTTTCAAAAGCCGACGGCCTCGATTTTACCATGAGCGACGAAACGGTCGACCGCATGGGCGAGGTGATTTCGCTCGCCGGTTGGGACCTTGGCAATTTCGACAAACACGCGCCCGCGCTATTCAATCATAAAAGCGATTTTGTAATTGGCGAGTGGCATAACGTCCGCGTCGAGGGCGGCGCGTTGCGCGGCCGCCTTGTCCTTGCCAAGCAAGGGACGAGCGACCGCATTAACGAGATTCGGAGCCTGGTCGAGCAAGGCATCCTCAAGGCCGTTAGCGTCGGCTTTTCGCCGATCGACAAGCGGCCGATCGACGACAAGGCCGACAAGTATTTCGGCCCGTTCAAATACCTCAAGCAAGAATTGGTCGAGTGTAGCCTCGTCTCGATCCCGGCCAATCCGAACGCGCTCGCGCTCGCAAAGGGCTTAAAGATTTCCGCCGACACGCTCCGCATGGTGTTTGCCAAGCACGGCAAACAAAACACCGCGCCCGCGCGCCGGCACATTGGCAAGCAAGCCGAAACCTCTCCACCTGGAAAGACAAAACCCATGTCAACGCTTGCTCAAAATATTATCGAAGCGGAAAAGCGGTTGCTCGCGAAAAAGGACGAGCTCGCCGCCTTCCATGACGCTAAAGGCGACGGCAACTATACCGACGCCGATATGGAAACGATCGGCAAAGCCAATGCCGAGGTCGCACACGAGCAAAAGGTTCTAGCCACGTTGCGCGATTCCGAGAAAAATCTCGGCGAACAATCCGACGGCGGCGCCCGCGCCGTCGTCCCGGCGGCCAAGGCGGCCGGCCATATGACCGCACAAGCGCGGCCGTTTAGCCTGGGGCCGAAAAAGGTCGATCCGATCGAATTGTTCTTGCGCGCCGGCACCGCAATGATCCTGGCGCAACGCGAGCGCAAGCCGGTCGACGAGATTCGCCGTCAAATCTTTGGCGACGACGAGGCGACCAGGGCGGTTACGGAATGGCAAACCAAGGCCGCGAGCACAATGGCAACGACGACAACGGTCGGTTGGGCGGCCGAGCTCGTGCAACAAATCGTCGTCGACTTTATGCAATTGCTCCAGGTGCAATCAATCTTTGCACCATTGTCGGCGGCCGGCTTGTCGCTCACGTTCGGGCGCAACGGGAAAATCATCATCCCGACCAGGTCGCGGACGCCAACGATCGCCGGCTCATTCGTCGGCGAGGGCTTGCCGATCCCGGTACGCCAGGGCGCTTTCACTTCGCAAAGCCTCACGCCGAAAAAAATGGCGGTTATCACCACCTGGACGCGGGAGATCGACGAGCATTCGGTCCCGGCGATCCAGGGATTGTTGCGCGATGCGATCCAATACGATACCGGCGTCGCGCTCGACGCTATCTTGCTGGATACCAACGCGGCGACGACGGTACGGCCGGCCGGCATCCTCAACGGCGTTTCCGGCTTAACCCCAACCGCCGGCGGCGGCTTTAACGCGCTCACCGGCGATATCAAGCAATTGTCGGGCGCCTTGCTCACTGGCACGCTCGGCAACGTCCGCAATCCGCGATGGCTCATGAACCCGCAACAGGTCAATAGCGCGGGCCTGGCGATCGCAACCGGGGCCGGCGTGTTCCCGTTCCGCGATGAAATAAGCCAAGGCCGCCTCGGCGGTTGGCCGATCATCCAATCCGGCACCGTGCCGGCCGGGACGGTTATCGCGATCGACGCCGCCGATTTCGTTTCGGTCACCGGCGACGGGCCGCGGTTTGAAATCTCGGACCAGGCGACCTTGCACATGGAGGATACGACGCCGACCGATATCTCGACGGCGGGAACGCCGGCGGTCGTCGCCTATCCCGCAAAGAGTATGTTCCAAACCGACTCGATGGCTTTGCGGTTGATTATGCCGATCAATTGGACGATCCGCCGCGCCGGGACCGTTGCTTGGGTCGCGGGCGTTACCTGGTAGTCAAGCCGGCCCGTCCTCATCCCGGCGGGCCGGTCCCCGTTTTTTCTGAAACCCGAAAGGCAAGCCAATGACCGACACCGATCACGCCAAGGCCGACGCCGCGGCCAAGCAACGCGCCGACGACCAAAAGAAACACGCCGAGGAGACGAAAAAGAAACTCGCGGACGAGCGCACCATGCGCGAAAAAGCGAGCAAGGAAACCGCCAAGGCGGCCGGCGATATCAAGCCGACGCCGACGCAAGAGGAAAACGATCTCGCCGCCTCGGGCGTCTATGTTGCCGAGCACGAGGACGACGGCAGCGGTCCCGATCCAAATTCGCTGCAAGCCAAAGAAAAGCAAATAGCGGCCGACAAGCCGGCCGGCTATCAAACCAGGACCGCGACGGCCAAGGCATGACCGTCCGCGGGTTTCTCAACCGCGTTGCGGGCCGGGTCATTGGTAAAGCCGAGGGCGATTACCGTCCCGGCCCGTATTACTTGCCGGTCACCGGCGGATGGTTACCCGCCGGCGTGCCGGACAATTGGTGGCAATTGGGCTATACGCCGGTAACCGGCGCACAATCCGCAATGGTCGAGGCGTGCGTTTCGGCCTACGCGCAAACGGTCGCCATGTGTCCCGGCGATCACTGGATTACAAACGACGACGGCGGCCGTGAGCGGGTCGAAACGAGCGCCTTGTCGCGCCTGTTACGGCATCCCAACGACTACCAAAGTATTTCCGATTTTCTCCTCAACGCGACGCGCGGGCTTTACTTGACCGGCAACGCTTACGCGCTTGCGCTCCGCAACGATCGCTATGAGGTTTCCGAATTACACTTGATGAATCCCGATCTCTGCTATCCGCGCGTCGCCTATAACGGCGAAATATTCTATACGCTCAACGGCAATGACGTCATGGCGATGCGGCTCAATAGTCCGCAAGATCTGATCGTCCCGGCGCGCGACGTTTTGCATATCCGCTTGCATACCGAGCGCGTGCGGTTTCCGACGCCGCTCCTCGGCGTCTCGCCGCTGGTCGCCGCCTATTCCGATATCGGCGTTACCGCCGCGATCGCGCAACAACAAACCTCGTTCTATCGAAACGAGGCGCGGCCCTCGGCCGTGCTCTCGACCGACCTGGTGCTCGATAAGGACCAGGTCACGGCGCTACGCGATCGCTGGAACGAGCAAGCGCGCGGCATGAACCAGGGCGGCACGCCGATCCTAACCGCCGGCCTCAAGGTGCAACCTTGGGCGATTGCCGGCAAGGACGCCGCGACCGCGGAAATCCTCAAATTGAGCAACGAGAATATCGCGCTCGCGTTTCGTATCCCGTTGCAAATTCTCGGGCTTGCCGGCGGGCCGGTCAACTCGACCGAAATTCTCATGCAGTCCTGGATCGCCTCGGGCTTGGGCTTTTGCCTCAACCATATCGAGGAAGCGATCGGCCTCTTGTTCGCGCTCGACGGCCAACCGTACGAATACGTCGAATTTGATACCGCGGCGCTCTTGCGCTCGGCGTTCAAGGATAGAATCGAGGGCCTCGCGCGCGCGGTGCAAGGCGGCATCCTGGCGCCCGACGAGGCGCGCGCGTTGGAAGGTTACGCCAAGGTTCCCG